TATTGTTTTGTACAACCAATAAAGCAAAGAGATAAACTAAAACCAGGAGAAGAAGAAGAGTGTATAGGTATAGTTAAGTATACTGATGGTGTTAATAATGTTGGCGATCTTGTAGGATTCACACCTTTTTCAACTTACGAGTTTGTAATCGATGGTAAAAGATTATATAGAGTTTTAAATAAATTTATTACAATTAAATATGAATATCAAGGAAACGAAGAAGCTTATAATCCAAGCTGGGCAGAGAGCAGTTGAAGAGCTAATTAATGTCGCCAAAGAAAAGATTATTACAAATACAGAAGACGACGTTTCTGCTGATAGACTGAAAAATGCTGCGGCTACTAAAAAACTAGCAATATTTGACGCATTTGAAATACTTAACAGGATTCAGGAAGAAAATAACCTGCTTGAGGGCAAAACACCTAAAGAGGCAGAGAAAAAAACTTTTAAAGGATTCGCAGAAGGCAGATCTAAGTAATGTACGAGCAAAATTTAGTTAAGGTCGTAGAGCCTATAAAGAAAACAACAATCACACGGATGAACCGTGGTAAAAAATGGAAATATGGATATGATAAAGAACATGATATTGTCGTTATATCAAAAACTGGTAAAATTGGGGAAATACTTGAAATACAAAATTTGCGTATTGGCTTGCCGTTGGAACCAATGCAAGTGCACATGCACGAATCCTCTAGATGGCAAAAAATAGACTATCCAAAAGAACTAAGTAAACTTAAAAACATATTTGACTGGAGAGCATATCCTGAAGAGCAAAAAGAACAGTGGTATGACTATATAGACGAAGAGTTTAAACGTAGAGACGAGGGTTTTTGGTTTACTAACGATGGTAAACCTACGTATATAACAGGTAGTCACTATATGTACTTACAATGGAGTAAAATAGATGTAGGTGCACCAGATTTTAGAGAAGCAAATAGATTATTTTTTATATTTTGGGAAGCTTGTAAAGCTGACAAAAGATGTTATGGTATGTGTTACCTTAAAAACAGGCGTTCTGGATTTTCTTTTATGTCAAGTGCAGAAACAGTTAATTTAGCAACAATATCGAGTGATAGTAGATATGGTATACTATCAAAAAGTGGATCTGATGCTAAGAAAATGTTTACAGATAAAGTAGTACCAATATCAGTTAACTATCCTTTCTTTTTTAAGCCTATACAAGATGGTATGGACAGGCCGAAGTCAGAGCTTGCTTATAGAGTACCAGCTAGTAAGTTTACACGTAGAAAAATAGTGGCTAATGAAGCACAAGAAGATTTAGTAGGATTAGACACTACTATTGACTGGAAGAACACTGGAGATAATAGTTACGACGGTGAGAAGCTAGCACTACTAGTACATGATGAAAGTGGTAAGTGGGAAAGACCTGATAATATATTAAACAACTGGCGTGTTACAAAAACTTGTTTGAGATTAGGTGCTAAGATTGTAGGTAAGTGTATGATGGGTTCAACATCAAACTCTTTAGATAAAGGTGGTGGTAATTTTAAAAAACTATATAATGATTCAGACGTTACTAAGCGTAACAGAAATGGACAGACAAAGTCTGGTTTATATTCTCTTTTTATCCCAATGGAATGGAACTACGAAGGATTTCTTGATAGATACGGAAAACCAGTCTTTAATAACCCAGATAATGATGTCTTCGGACCAGATGATGAATTAATAGAGTATGGTATTATTGATCATTGGAATAACGAAGTAGAAGGTTTAAAAGGTGATTCAGATGCATTAAACGAGTTTTATAGACAATTTCCAAGAACAACAGAGCATGCGTTTAGAGACGAGGCAAAAAATAGTATATTTAATTTAACTAAAATATACGAACAAATAGATTACAACGAAGGTATTGGCGCGCAAGGAAATATAAGTAGAGGAAACTTTCAATGGGTAAACGGAGTTAAGGACACACAAGTAATATTTTATCCAGATCCAAAGGGTAGATTTAATATAAGTTGGGTACCACCAAGCCATTTACAAAATAAAATAATAGTTAAAAACGGTATTAAATATCCAGCAAATGAACACATGGGTGCTTTTGGTTGTGATAGTTATGATATATCAGGTACAGTTGATGGCAAAGGATCTAACGGTGCTTTACATGGTTTAACAAAGTTTAGTATGGAAGATGCGCCACCAAACCACTTTTTTTTAGAGTATATATCAAGACCACCAACAGCTGAAATATTTTTTGAAGATGTATTAATGGCATTAGTATTTTATGGTATGCCAATACTAGCGGAGAACAACAAGCCAAGATTATTATATCATTTAAGACGCAGAGGTTATAGAGGTTATAGTATGAATAGACCAGATAAAATTTGGAACAAATTATCAACTTCAGAAAAAGAAATAGGTGGTATACCAAACTCTAGCGAAGATATAAAGCAAGCCCACGCTGCAGCTATTGAAATGTATATACAACAGCATGTAGGTCATTTACAAGATGGTGTTTATGGTAATATATATTTTAATGAAACATTAAATGATTGGGCTAAGTTTGACATAACTAAAAGAACAAAGTTTGATGCTTCAATAAGTTCTGGTCTTGCTATCATGGCTTGTAATAGAAACTTATATAGACCAAACGCGAAAATTGAAAAACCTAAATTAAACATAAGTATTTCTAAGTATACTAATACTGGTAATACATCAAAAATAATAAAATAAAACATGGCAGAATACACTAATAATTATTTTCCTAGTCAAGTTGTTGGCGACGCTGAAAAGCTTAGTTATGACTATGGATTAAAAGTTGCCAAAGCTATAGAACACGAGTGGTTTAATAAAGATCAAGGAATTAATAGATACCACAAACACTATAACGATTTTCACAGGCTAAGACTATATGCAGAAGGTAATCAGTCAATACAAAAGTACAAAGACGAGTTATCTATAAACGGTGACTTAAGCTACTTAAATCTAGATTGGACACCGGTGCCAATTATACCTAAGTTTGTGGATATAGTTGTAAACGGTATGTCAGATAGATCTTACGATATTAAAGCGTATTCACAAGATCCTTACGGTATTGAAAAAAGAACAAAGTACATGCAGTCTATAATAGACGACATGAACACTAGAGAAGTAAACGATTTCGTTCAACAACAGTTTGATGTAAACTTGTACGAAAACGATCCTAATATGTTACCAGAATCACAAGAAGAATTAGAACTACACATGCAACTTTCTTATAAGCAAGCTGTAGAAATAGCAGAAGAACAAGCTATAAATGTTTTAATGGATGGTAATAAGTACGATTTAACAAAGAAAAGATTTTATAGAGATTTAACTGTTTTGGGTATTGGCGCTGTAAAAACTGGGTTTAATACTTCTGAAGGAGCTACTATAGAATATGTTGATCCTGCGGATTTAGTTTATTCTTACACTGAATCACCTTATTTTGATGACATATATTATGTTGGTGAAGTAAAAACAATACCTGTAAACGAACTAGCAAAACAATTTCCACATTTAACACAAACTGATTTAGAAGAAATAATTAGTTCAAGATCTTTGTATACTAATAACTCTTATAAAAACGCTAGTAGCTATGATGAGTTTGATAGCAACAAAGTTCAAGTTTTGTATTTTAATTACAAGACTTACATGAATGAAGTCTACAAATTAAAAGAAACAGCTAGTGGCGCGGATAAAGCAATAGAAAAAGACGATAGCTTTAATCCACCAGAAGATATGGAAGGAGGATTTACTAAACTACATAGAGCTATAGAAGTTTTATACGAAGGTGCTATGGTGTTAGGTACAAACAAGCTTTTAAAGTGGGAAATGGCTAAGAACATGATGAGGCCTAAAAGTGATTTTAACAAAGTTAAAATGAACTATAGTATCGTAGCACCTCGTATGTATAAAGGAAATATAGATTCTTTAGTAAAAAGAATTACTGGGTTTGCTGATATGATTCAGTTAACACATTTAAAATTACAGCAAGTAATGTCGCGTATGATACCTGATGGTGTTTATTTAGATGCAGACGGACTTGCTGAAATAGATTTAGGTAACGGTACTAATTACAATCCACAGGAAGCGTTAAATATGTTCTTCCAAACAGGTAGTGTTATAGGTAGATCGTTTACACAAGATGGTGATATGAATCCTGGTAAAGTACCTATTCAAGAAATAACATCTGGAAGCGGTGGAAACAAAATACAAGCTCTTATAGGTAACTACAACTATTATCTACAAATGATAAGAGATGTGACGGGATTAAACGAAGCTAGAGATGGTAGTATGCCAGACGATAGGGCTTTAGTAGGTATACAAAAAATAGCGGCTGCTAACTCAAATGTTGCTACTAGACACATACTAGATTCTGGTTTGTTCTTAACAGCTGAAGTAGCAGAACAGTTATCACTTAGAATATCTGATATTATAGAATATTCTCCAACTAAAGATGCTTTTATACAAAGCATCGGTGTTCACAACGTGGCTACGTTAGAAGAAATGTCTGATCTTTACTTATACGACTTTGGTATATTTATAGAGTTAATGCCAGATGAAGAAGAGCAAGCTAAATTAGAAAACAATATACAAATGTCATTACAGCAACAAACTATTGATTTAGAAGATGCTATTGACATTAGAGAAATAAATAACATTAAGTTAGCTAATCAAGTTCTTAAAATTCGTAGAAAAAAGAAAATGGAACAAGATCAGCAAGCTAAACAACAAAACATGCAAGCGCAAGCACAAGCTAACGCACAGCAACAACAAGCTGCTGCGCAAATGGAAGTTCAAAAGCAACAAGCGTTATCACAGTCACAAGCGCAGTTAGAGCAACTAAAAGCACAGCTTGAAATGCAAAAGATGCAACAAGAAATACAAGCCAAGCAACAATTGATGGCTTTAGAGTTTGAGTTTAACATGCGTTTAAAAGGTATGGAAACTGAAAGCTTAAAATCAAGAGAGAAAGAAAAAGAAGATCGTAAAGATGAAAGGACTAGAATACAAGCTAGCCAACAGTCTGAAATGATCGAGCAAAGAAAAGGTAACCAACCCGCTAAAAAGTTTGAGTCAGCAGGTAATGATATATTAGGAGGAAGAAGTGTTACTGATATGTCTGGTTTTACACCTAGATAAAAATTATTAATTATTATTATATTATATTATGGCAAAAAAGAAAAAAGAAGAAGTAGTTGAAAAGACTACAGACGAAAACGTTACTAAAGTAAATCTTAGTGAAAAACAAACACAAGAAGAAGATAACGTTATTAAAGTAAACTTAGACAAACCACCAACTAAAAACGATGAAACCAAAGAAGAAGTTGTTGAAAACAACACTGACAACACAGGAGTGGTTGAACTCGTTGAAGACGCCGCGGCCACACCGGAACAAAAAGAAGTACAACCGGAAGCTGAAGCACAAGAACAGCCAGTTGTAGAAGAAATAACTGAAGAAGAAGTAAAAGAACAAGTTGAAGAGTTAGTTGAGCAAGCTGAAGAAGCTGTGGCAGAAGCTCAAGAAACTGGAAAAGCATTACCAGAAAACATACAAAAGCTTGTAGATTTTATGAACGAAACTGGTGGTAGTTTAGAAGATTATGTAAAGTTAAATCAAGATTATTCTCAATTAGATAATTTATCTTTATTAAAAGAATATTATAAACAAACAAAACCTCATTTAAACTCAGAAGAAATAGACTTTATGATGGAAGACTATTTTTCTTTTGATGAAGATTTAGATGATGATAGAGACATAAAAAGAAAAAAATTAGCTTTGAAGGAGCAAGTTGCTCAAGCAAAGTCGCACTTAGAAAGTGCAAAAACCAAGTATTATGATGAAATACAATATGGCAATAAATTAACAAAAGAACAACAAAAAGCCATTGACTTTTTCAACAGATACAACAAAGAGTCAAAAGAACAGCAAGAAGTAGCTGAAAAACAAACTCGTACTTTTTTAAATAAAACAAATCAATTGTTCAACAAAGACTTCAAAGGTTTTGAATACAACGTTGGCGATAAAAAGTTTAGATTTAACGTAAAAGATACGGGTAAAGTAAAAGAAACCCAAAGTGACATTAATAATTTTATAGGGAAGTTCCTGAATAAAAATAATGAAATGCAAGATACTAAGGGTTACCACAAAGGTTTATTTACAGCTATGAATGCTGATGCTATTGCAAAACATTTTTACGAACAAGGTAAGGCTGATGCTTTAAAAGATAGTATCGCTAAATCTAAAAACGTTAGTATGGATCCAAGACAAGAGTTTAACGGTCAAATCAATGCTGGTGGTATGAAAGTAAGAGTGCTAGGCAATAATTCTAATGACTTTAAATTTAGAATTAAAAACAAAAAATAACAATTTAAAAATTAAAAATTATGGCAATTACAAACGGGACTAATTTGAATGCTGTCCCATCTACGGGACAACAGACATTGTCCACTAATTACCTAGACCTTAACGGTTCAGGTGGTTGGGCACAACAATACGTACCAGATCTTATGGAGCAAGAAGCTGAAGTTTTCGGACCGAGAACTATTTCAGGTTTCTTAGCGCAAGTAGGAGCTGAAGAAGCGATGACTGCTGACCAAGTTATTTGGTCTGAGCAAGGTCGTTTACACCTATCTTATAAAGGTGATATAGATACTAACAATGTTATAACTATTCAACAAGATATTGATGGTAACACAATATCAGCGGGTACAGACCACGGTATTAGAATAAATGATACAGTTATCGTATCTGCTCCAACAGGAATTTTTAAAGGTATTGTAACTACTGTCAGTACTTTAGATATTACTGTTGCAACTTACGATGGTAGTACTATTCCAACTTCTGGAAACACTGCTGATTTTGCAACTACTATATTAGTTTATGGTTCTGAATTTGCAAAAGGTGTTGGTTATAATGCTGCTGGATCTGGTGTTACAGAAACAAGAGGAGCTAACGAGCCTTCATTTAAAACTTTTTCTAATAAGCCAATTATAATGAAAGACTACTACGAAGTATCTGGATCTGACGCTTCAAGAATTGGTTGGGTTGAAGTTTCTTCTGAGTCTGGTCAGTCAGGTTACTTATGGTACTTAAAAGCTGAAGCTGACACAAGAGCTAGATTTGCTGACTACATTGAAATGGCAATGTTAGAAAGTGAAATTGGTTCTGATAATGCTCACACATTAGGAGCTGGTGGTTCTGGTGCGGCTCACGGAGTTGATGCGCACCTTGGTTTAGCTACTGGTGCTAATACTGGTACTGAAGGTTTATTCGCTGCTGTTACTGATAGAGGTAACATCACTACTGGTGTAACTGGTGTTAACGCTGCTACTGATTTAGCTGAGTTTGATGCAATACTTGCTGAGTTTGACAAGCAAGGTGCTATCGAAGAGTACATGATGTTTGTAAACAGAACAACTAGCTTAGCTATCGATGATATGTTAGCTTCAATGAACTCTTACGGAGCAGGTGGTACTTCTTATGGAGTATTTAACAACTCTGAAGATATGGCACTTAACTTAGGTTTCTCTGGATTCAGAAGAGGTTCTTATGACTTTTACAAATCTGACTTTAGATATTTAAATGACTTAGCTACTAGAGGTGGTATTAACGCTGCTAATTCAGCTAACGCTATTAGAGGAATAATGATTCCTGCTGGTACTTCTTCAGTTTATGATCAAACTGTTGGACAAAGCATGAGACGTCCTTTCTTACACGTTAGATATAGAGCTTCACAAACTGATGACAGAAGAATGAAAACTTGGGTTACTGGTTCTGTTGGCGCTGCTACATCTGCTTTAGACGCTATGCAACTACACTTCTTAACTGAAAGATGTTTAATTACTCAAGGTGCTAATAACTTTATGTTAATGCAGTAAGCACTTACTACTTTAAGGATCGAGGCTTCGGCCTCGACCCTTTTTATTAATTTTATTATATATTATATTATGGCAAAAAAACAAGAAACAAAAAAAGAGGTAGAGGTACCTGTTGTTGAAACACAAGTTGTTGAAACTAAAAAACCTAAAAAAATTGAAGCTAAAAAACTTGGGTGGGAAATAAAAGATAGAGTTTACCATTTAAAAAGTAATAAAAAACCTTTATCATATATGTTAAAAAGTTCTAACATATATTGGTTTGACGAAGAAAAAGGTTTTGAAAGAGAATTAAAATATTGCGAAAATCAAAGAACTCCTTTTGTAGACGAAATGAAAGGCGATCAAAGACTCGCTCATGTTATATTTAGAAACGGTACTTTATTTGTAGAAAAAGAAAAAACTGTTTTACAAAAATTTTTATCCTTGTACCATCCTCACAGAGACAAACTTTTTTATGAGCACAACCCTGTTAAAGAAGCTGCGAGTGATATTGAAATGTTAGAGCTTGAAGCAGATGCTATAGTTATAGCTAGAGATTTAGATATTGAAATGGCGGAAGCTATTATGCGTGTAGAAAAAGGATCTGAGGTATCTAAGATGAGTTCTAAAGAACTTAAAAGAGATTTATTAGTGTTTGCACGAAATAATCCTGCTTTATTCTTAGAATTAGCTTCTGATGATAATGTACAGCTAAGAAACTTTGGTATTAAAGCTGTTGAACTTGGTATTATTAAATTATCTTCTGATCAAAGAAACTTCTTATGGAGTTCTAACGATAGAAAAATAATGACAGTACCATTTGACGAACACCCATACACTGCTTTAGCGCATTGGTTTAAAACTGATGAAGGTATGGAAATATATGCGAATATAGAAAAAAGATTAAATAACTAATCAAACTGTAGAGCGGTCGCCCTACGGGGCGATCGTAACTACAACTAAAAAGAAATTATGGTAAATATAGACACGGTATACCAAAGGGTTTTAGCGCTAGCTAACAAAGAGCAAAGAGGATATATAACGCCTCAAGAATTTAACTTATTTGCCAATCAAGCTCAGATGGATATATTTGAGCAATATTTTTACGACTTAAATCAATTTAAAAGAATACCAGGTAATAATACTATGTATGCTGATCCTGTAGATATGATAAAAGAAAAAATAGAAAAATTTCACCATGGTCAAACTTTAGGTGACGGAACTTCAAATATATTCAACATTAATAACCTTACGCATACTTTTTATAGATTAGCACAAGTTAGATACAACCGTCCAGATGGAGTGGGTGTTAAAATTGAAAAAACAACACACGACAAATTATTGTTGTCTATAAACTCACCTTTGACTAAACCTACGCTCATGAGGCCAAGTTATTATTTTAAAAACGAAAGTATAGTTGTTTTACCTAAAGAGATAAAAAATATAGATGTAAATTACATTAGAAAACCAAAACCAGCTAAATGGACTTACATTGTTGTTGGAGAAAAAGCTTTATCAAATCCAGATCCTGCTGTTGGTTATCAAGACTTTGAGTTACACGTTTCAGAGGAAACTAAATTAGTAGTAAAAATACTTGCATTAGCTGGTGTTACTTTAAAAGACGCTAACTTATATCAAATAGCTACTACAGAAGATAATAAAAATATTCAACAAGAAAAACAATAATTAAATGGGAATATTAGAACAATCACAATCAAGTTATTACAGCGATCCTACTGATTTTGGTAACTATCAGTTTACTTCTTTAGACGATATTATAAATCAATTTATAGTGGTTTACGTAGGTGAAAATAAGTTAATAAGCAAGATAAATAGAACTGACATTCAGTTTCATGCTATGCGTTCTTTAGCCGAGCTGTCGTTTGATACTTTTAAATCTATTAAATCACAAGAAATAGTTTTACCACCCTCTTTAACTATGGTTTTACCTCATGATTACGTTAATTACACAAAAGTATCTTGGAGTGATAACTCTGGTATAAAACATCCTTTGTACCCTACGCTTAGCCAAACATCAAACCCACTTAAAATAAGACAAGAAGATGATGGTGGTTATGATTTTTTAATTCCAACAGATGGAATATTTTTAAACGGTGATTTTTCTGTAGGTATTCAAACTAGTGGTAACGAGTTACAAACCGCTTGGAAAAGATCTGGTGCAGAAGGACAACAGTACTCTCCATCTGGTAATGGTCACGTAGTATTAGTTAAAAACAATAGATTAGAATTTTACCACCCTGTGCAAAATATTAGTGGAGGTTTTACAGGTAGACTTAAGGCTTGTTGGCAAGAGATAGATGTTACAGACGTGGAAGTAATTCATTTGTCTGCCAAAGCTCTTTCATCAGCTGCTGTAACTGGTAAAACTGCTGGTATTGTTAGAATAGGTTTTTCTACGCAAGTAGATACAACAGCACAAACAAATGCAAGCCAAGGTGGTTATAATCCAAATGCTGGTGGTGGTAATGATCTTTTAACTACTTTTAAAAGAAATAGAAACATGGATCCAACTATATTTGACGTACCAAATGTAAATGGTACTTCTTTTATAGAGTTCAATAATGGTAGTGGAACAATGTCTGCTGCTACATCTCTTGAAGAGGTCGATGTAAGTCACTTAGACACTGTATATGTTTTAATAGTTAGTAGTGGAGGTACGTTTGATAGTACGTCTACTTTCTCACCTACTAGTGAGCCTGATCAAAACGTTAATACAGAGGGTATAAATGCCGTTGATGATGTTACAATTAATTTTGAAGCTACTGGAAATAAATTATTATACCATCCTAATTCTACTACTTGGGATAACTACAAATCAAACAAGCCAAGTGAAAATACACAACACGATTACGATTATGACGACCATATATTTGAGGCTAATGTTGGTAGAAGATATGGAATAGAACCTTCACACGCGCAAGACAATGGATCTTTTTATATAGATAATTTAAAAGGTATAATGCACTTTTCATCTAATATTTCGGGAAAAACTGTGATATTAGATTATATAAGTGATAGTTTAGGTACAGATGGAGAAATGCAAGTTCATAAATTTGCAGAAGAGGCAATGTACAAAAGTATTATTTATGCAATATTATCTACTAGAGCAAACGTTCCCGAGTACGTAGTACGTAGATATAAAAAAGAAAGGTTTGCAGCAATTAGAGCTGCCAAGTTAAGATTATCTAACATTAAATTAGAAGAAATTACACAGATATTTAGAGGTAAATCTAAACAAATAAAACACTAATATATGCCAGAGATTAAAAATACTTTTACTCAGGGTAAGATGAATAAGGACCTTGATGAAAGAATTATTCCAAACGGACAGTATAGAAACGCTATGAATATACAAGTTTCAACTTCTGAAGGATCAGATGTTGGAACCGTTCAAAACATATTGGGTAATACACGTGTAGAAAGTATCGTTAACAACGACTCAAAATGTGTGGGAAGTATATCTAACGAAAAAACAAATAAATTATATTGGTTTATTAAAAATGGCAGCAAAGATGTTATACTAGAGTTTTACCAAAAGGAAGACAACGACGTTTGTATTCCTATTTTCGTTGATACAAAAGCAAATACTGCAGATGCTGTGCTAAAGTTTCCTGACACTATAATAACAGGTATAAATATTATAGATGATTTATTATTATGGACAGACAATCACAACGAGCCAAGAAAAATAAATATAAGTAGATCTATACAGGGTACTACTAACATAAACACACATACAAAACTAGTGGTTAACGATGCTGTAACTGCTCATGATATTGAAGAAAAACATATTACTGTTATTAGAAAACGTCCTTTAGAAACTCCTACTGTAATTACTGAGCTTGTAGAAGAAGATAGTAATGATGTTAGACTTTTTGAAAAAGATTTTGTTAGATTTTCTACAAGATACAAATATGCTGATGGAGAGTATTCTGCTTTTGGTCCTTTTACCGACATAGTATTTGAACCAGGAGAGTTTGATATACCTGTTAATGAAACTTTTAATTCTGGTATGATAAACTCAATAAAATCTGTTGAGTTAAAAAACTTTGTACCGAGTAATTTACCTGAAGATGTTGTTCAAGTAGATTTATTATACAAACAAGAAGATTCTTCTGTTATTTATTCTATTGACAGTATAACACCAGATGACAACGAGTGGGTTGCTGGCGGTAGTTACACTGTATCTAGTGAAAACATAAGAGCAGCTTTACCTTCAAGTCAATTTTTAAGAGTTTGGGATAATGTTCCTAAAAAAGCGTTGGCCCAAGAAGTAACAGGTAATAGAATTGTATATGCTAACTACACGCAGGGTTATGATTTAGAAATATTAGCGCAGCAACGTCCAGAAATAAACGCTGGTTATCAAGTTAGGGATGATGTTACGTTAAGTTACGGAACAAGCGGTCAATCAGGACTACCTTCTATTAAATCACAAAGAAACTATCAATTAGGAGTAGTATATGGAGATAAATATGGTAGAGAAACACCTGTGTTTACTTCATCTAACGGATCTATTGATGTGCCTTGGTCAAACAATAAAGGTTTAAATAGTAATAAACCAAACCAATTAACTACAAATTTGTCTAGTTCTATCCCTTCGTGGGCTGAGTATTACAAAGTTTTTGTAAAAGAAACTTCTGGTGATTATTTTAACTTGACTATGGATAGGATTTATCAAAATCCTATTTCTGATAACATAACAGATGAAGAACAGACTATATGGATGTCTTTTCCTTCGTCTGATAGAAATAAAATAAAAGAAGAGGATTATATAATATTAAAAAACAAAAGAGATGTAGGTGAACAACCTCTACCTGTTTCTCAAGAAAATAAATTTAAAGTATTAGATATAAAAAACGAAGCTCCAGAAGCTATAACTTATGAACTACAGTCAGTTGGTACTATAGCTAATGACATTGGTAACGGTGTCACTAATATAATAAGTGATGTGTTTGATAATATAAATCTAACTTTTAATGGACACAGTGGTGACGAGCAAGTCTTATCAATAAATATTGACAAATGGACTGAAAACGGTGGCGCAAAAATACAACCCGATGCTGACCGTAAAGAACCAATGTATTTTTCTTTTAAAAATTTAAACAGTGGACAAACTTCTAGACTATATAAAATATCCTCTGTATACGATAATGGCAGTAGTAAATATATTGTTAGATTAAGAAATCCAATATCTACATCAGATAATTGGGCTACTGATGCTAATGGAAATATTGATACTTCTTTTGATTTGCAAGTTAGTATAAGCAAAAGAGTTAAAAAAGAATTAAATGAATTTACTGGTAGATTTTTTGTTAAAATAGCATCTACAGATTTTACTAAAATAGAAATAGAGCCTCAAGTTATATCTCAAGTCAATACTTCTCTTTTTACTACAGCTACAGCAACTATAAAATGGCACGCTGACACAGCTAACGCTGATAGTGATTATGATCATACTACCGGAATACTAAACTATAATGGTATTTTAGACAAGTCTAATATAGCATCCGGTTACGCAATAACTGATAATCCGTCTGGTCATACTGGTAACCCGGTTACAGACACACCTTCTGATTGGAGTAATATACAAAGAGGTTGGTTTATAGATAGTATGTTTGTTAAATCAGCTCAAAGATTAGAGTCTTTTAGCGCTTCAGCTTCTGGTAGATTTTTTTATGGAGGAGGTAGTATTGGTACTGGCGATGAAGACGGAACCACATTGGTAAATAATTACGGCGTTGGTTATTCTTCTTTTGGAGTAGCTGATGGAAGTATGCAGGTTAATGGAATGGAAGGTATTATAGCAACTTCAGAAATACATAGAACAAAAAAAGATGATGGCAGTGTTAATTACGGAGCTAGAAATATACTACAGTTCCCTACTCAAAAGAAAAATGAAACTCTTGATTACGTGGCTGGTGGTTCTGAATTTCAACTAAGTAAGCTTTCAAACGACGTTGGTGGAACTAGAAGAAATAGAACCGCTACTTACAACCCAGGCGGAACAAAAAATGAAAGATATTTTATACATTTAAGTTTTCATAAACCAGGTGAGGATTTACATGATGGTACCCTACCTGATGACTTAAATAACTTTGGAGTAAATACTGATGAAAATAGTTTAAAAAATAATTTACAAAGTATAATATGTACTGGTAACTGGGGGAGTGGTAGTAGTACAGTTCAAGTTTTTAACGCTTGGCAGGAACCTGGACAACTAGCTGGAGGCTTTACTGATTTTGATGTAGAACCAGATTGGGAAAAGGTTTATAACGCTTGGAACCCTGGTTATAATAGTCCTGAAAACAAAAGAATAGTAGAAAGATTAAAAAAAGGTCAAAGGTTTAAGTTCTCATCAGATACTAGTGATAACCCCACTATTTTTACTATAAAAAATAATCCAAAAATATTACGTCTTTATAATCACACAAGCTGGCACAACACACATGTTTGGGACGGTGATACATCCGCGCCTAGTTATGAAGTTTTTAGAAGTAGTGATATTAATTCTGATATTGACGGTTATAATAGCGTAGAATATCACGCTAAAAATTGGGAAATACACGATAGTTCAACACATCGTAACAAACTAAAAAAAGTGCTTGAAAACTTTGGTAAAGCAAGTAACAGAAGGGTGTGTTATGTTATAGAGTTAGATAAAGATCCTACAGATTCTAATATTTCTTTTTCTTTAAACGAAGACAATATTAATTCGATTGATACGCAGGTAATAGAATTTATAAACGACGAAGTAGATTCTACGGGTGTTTTATCAAGAAACAAAGTGTCTATTTGGGAAACAGAACCTAAAAAGTCAGCCGACTTAAATATTTATTACGAAGCTACTAACGCTATACCGTTGACATTAACAAATGAAAATAATATTACATTTGCTAAACCTGGAGATAAGTTTGATCTGTATCTTGAAACTGTTGATGATGACGGCAATGTTATTGAAGAAGTTGCTGCTGCTGGCCACTCTATAGCTGGTTTGCCACTTCCTACAATTGATGGTTGGGACGGATCAAATGAGTTATTGTTTAAAAATTTTCTTGCTAAAAACAGCTCTGGTAATTGGATAGGAAAAACAATAGGTATTCCAAATCCAGCTAGTAATCCAGGTACTTATTATTATAGTGAATACGGGCCTTATGAACTTTACATAAAAATATATAAAGAAGGTTCTGCATTTTACACCGCGAGAGTTATAGGACATGTAATTGACGATCAAAGTCTTACTTTTAATGTGGGAGGTCTTAGTTTTTCAAAAAGAATAATATCTAAGTTTATTTTAGCAGAACAAAATTATAAACTACCAGTAGGTTTAAATTGGTTTAACTGTATTTCTTTTAACAACGGTTTAGAATCAAATAAAATACAAGACGATTTTAACGGTAATAAAATGACTAGTGGCGCTAGAGCAAACGCTACTTTAGAAGAACCTTATAAAGAAGAAAATAGAAAAAGTGGTTTAATATATTCTGGACTGTATAATTCTACAACTGGTATAAACGATCTTAATCAGTTTATAATGGCTGAAAAAATCACAAAAGATTTAAACCCGACATATGGTAGTATACAAAAATTATTTTCAAGAAGAGTTAGTTTAATAGCATTTTGTGAAGATAGAGTTGTAGGTATAACAGCTAATAAAGACTCTTTGTATAATGCGGATGGTAATCCTCAACTTGTTTCGTCTAATGCCGTTTTAGGAGATGCTAATCCTTTTGTCGGGGATTATGGTATATCACAAAATCCAGAATCTTTTGCTTCTGAGTCATATAGAGCGTATTTTACAGACAAACAAAGAGGTGCTGTACTTAGATTGTCTATGGACGGTTTAACACCAATATCAGACGCTGGAATGCATGATTACTTTAGAGATAATTTACCTACAGCTACTAGATTAATTGGTAGTTATGATAGTTATAAACAAAATTACAATCTTACATTATCTAACTACTTACCGTTAAATTTAATAACCAATAGCAATTTAGAAGAAGGTTTAGAAAGCGTAGCGACTCCAATTCCACAACAAGAAATATTACAAAACACTAGTTTCTCTGGAAATCCTTGGAATCCCGTAAACACTGGTCTTCCGTTTTTAATTTCACAAAATACTAATTCAGAACTTTATACAGAGACTGTTATAACAGATCACGATGAAATACCTGCTGATCCAGCTACTACTACTAACGCACAAGATTACATACCTGTAACGTCGCAAAATGTTAATAACAAAAAACCAACAATATTTGGTGCTGCTACAAGAGACCTGTTTCTTTCAGGTAATTATCACGATGCAGACATGTTTAATGATGGTGTTAGTATAGCTAAAACACAACAGTCTACTAACCATATAGTTCCATGGGGGACTGCTAACGGCGGTACAGCTAATCCTATTTCTAACTTTCAATATATATATAGTCACAATGCTACTCAAAGCGCTAGCGTAGGTTGGTTTTATAACAGTTCTTCAAGTTTAAGAAATTATTGTATAGGTATTGAAAACGATAGTTACGTAGAAGTGAATATTAACGACGAACTAAACCTTCACAATGAAGAGGTAATAAATTTTAGAGTGAGAGTTAGAATGCCTAGTAGCCTTTACAATAATAACGTACCAAATGATGTTAAAACTGCCGCTAATCCACACCTTTCTTTTTCTATGACATTGGTACATGGTGATAACAACGTACCTATTTCTTCAGATTATTTAATAAGCTCTGGTAATGGTAGCGGCCACAACTATTCAGATTATTCAAACCATCCATCAGTATTTCATTTAGAAGCTGTAGATATTACAAATAGTAACCATGTTGATCTTAATGCATGGTGGAGGATTAAAAATATTAACAGCAATGCTCCAACACCAAAAATAGCAAACGGATCAGCTGGTAATTGGCAAGAAATAGATTTGCCTTTAATAGCAGACGCTAATAATAACAGCACGTCAAATGCAGTCGGATTAAACGGTGCGTTTAACGCTTGGGGAGACGGAAATTGTGGTGTAGATACTAATGGCGATTTAGTGCTGTATGATGATGACGGTACATCTATAACTCGTAGTGCTAGCACAAACGCTGACGGTTACTATAGTGCCGAGGCTATGCCACAGACAGGTGTAAAAGCTCAAACTAGAGTTTTTGGAAAAGTAAAGCTTAGAATAATGGCTTGGTACACAGATGGTACTAGCACATCTAACGGGCCAACTCCTGTTCAAAATTTTAACGACGGCACAAATCAAACTACACACCCTGGTAATTTAGGGGCAAATAACACGGTGGATTACGGTATTTTATTTATATCAGGAAATAAACACAAATGGGTTGAACCACATGGTTTTCAAGGTAGCTATCCTAACTTTACTGTTTCTACAGTGGACACTCATGGTAACGGTATGGACAGTTTTCCAATAGCTTTTAACGGGCAGCAAGAGGTTACAGAAATATTAGCAGGATCAACACAGCAATATGTACCAGCTTGGTCACAAGTAGAGCATAAGATACATCCAGACGGTTCTTGGAATGCTACCAAAGACGCGACTTTTAACCCTTTTACACAGGCAGAGCTTAGTTACGGGCCAGCTACAGCGACAGATCCAGCAAGTTTACTGGTTGGAGCAACACCTGGAGCAACACCGTTAGTAGAAAATGACTTAGGTAACTCAGTAACACTTCATGGTAGTGGTGACGCAGGCACGCATACTCAAGACGATAGATTTACTATATCACTAGGAGGTTCTGGACAGAAAGATATTTCACAAATTTTAGATGGCAACCCTGATCCATTTGGTAACTTATACGGGTTAGATACTTTAGTTGTAAATAATTGGTATGAAATGCGTATTACTTATAGTGGTGGTCCTATAACGAATGGTGCTGTAATATTAAGAGACGTGTTAGAACCTGGATTAGCAGCTGGTACTCAATTAGATAATCATGTTGGTTTATATAGTGGTTTAGGAAACCCAAACACAGGTGGTATTATATTTGCACAGAGCAGCATTCCAGATAGGTTAATAATTAGATTTCAAGTGCATCCAAACAGTCAAATGGCTACTAATACAAATGGTGGTGCTTTAAACAAGATTAGAATATTATTTAACGAGATATCTCCTACTATTGAAATAGAAAAAATACAACTATACGATATTACTACAACTGGAACGGGTGGGACTTTATCGACGGGTAATGGTGATAAATGGTCAATGAATTTACAAAATCCTTTAGTTAATTACTATAGTGTTCCAAGTATATATTCTATAGGTAACGCTGTTGTATGGAACAATTCTACTAGTAAAAGCGAGTACTTATTACAAACGTTTCAATCTGTAGGTACACCTACGCCTCAAGCTAATAACGATGGTTACAGACTAAGGTTTACAGTTATTAACTATTCTAGTGGAGAATTAAAAGGATATATAAACAATGATTTAGGAGATGCAGGCGCTGGTACGTGTGAAGGTTTTTATTTTGACAGTATTAATGCTGACGGTGAATACGAAATAATCGGTAATTTTGACGGAAGCGGTGGAACAATGACAAGAGACGGTGTTGTAATTCCTGGTGCAGTAATCGCGTCTAGCGCTGTTACGAATCCACCAAATTTTACTACTACTAGTAGTTATGATGGTAAAATAGTTTTTTCACCAGCGATTACTAGCGGAACAACTCTTTCGATACACAACGTGTCACTTGTGGATTTAACTAACATATTTAGTTCTGGATCAATAGATGCTTGGAGCTTTAGCGGTTTTGACAGTAAGTTAAATGATTTTGTTAATTGGAGCGATGAAAATGAAAATATTGTATTTACTAATTCTCCATTAAATTCAAGCGGATTAGTTCTTGGTACTTATGCTGGTAGCACAGACAGAATACAAATAGAACAAGTTATAACTGCTAAAACTTTTGTTGATGAATCTTACAAAATAAAGTTTGATTATAACCTAACAGACGGTTCTATTAGCGGTTATTATTTTAATAAAAATGGAAAAGGATTTAGGATTTCTAGTGTTACTGGTAATGACACTTATAATGTTGTCCATGTTATAGGTGAAGCTGAAGATAAAGCAGCGAATGAATTAAGTGAAACACTTGTTTTATATATAAGTAGCGTTTCAGGTAATGGTTTAAATGGTACGTTAGATAACTTCTTTATGCAAAGAGAGTATCTTGATTTTACTCCAACTACTATATCTTTTAGTGAAGACGTTAAAGGTTGGACTAGTTTTAAGTCTTTTATACCAGAATCAGGAGTAAATTTATCTAAAAAATACTATACTATTAAACACGGTAAGTTATTTAGACATCATGAAAACCAAATAAGAAACTGGTTTTATGGTGAACAAGACGATAGTGGTAACCCAATAACAACAGAATCAACAATAACAGCAGTTTTAAACCAACAACCTTCTTTAAGAAAAATATTCAATACGTTAAACTACGAAGGTAGTCAGTCAAAAATAGATCAATACCAAATAGATACTGATACTAATATTTCAAATATGGAATATTATAACTTAGAAGAAGACAAGCATGGTTGGTATATAAAGTCTATAGAAACAGACAAACAAAAGGGATCTATTAACGAGTTTATTGAAAAAGAAGGTAAGTGGTTTAATTATATAAGAGGAGACGTAAACGAAATTAAAACTAGCGATTTAAGCTTTCAAGGACTAGGTATTATTGAAAGTATAGATTCAGTAGATAATGGTGGTAACGGTGGTGGTAACGGTGGTAACGGTGGTAACGGTGGTAACGGTGGTAACGGTGGTAATGGTGGTAATGGTGGTCAAAATTATTAAAAGTAAAAAATGGAATTAAAAACTATAAAAATAGATACATCTAACATACCTCACTCTGGTGGAAGAAGGATAATAAAAGTAACAGGAGATAAAGGTGCTTCTTTTACAGTTAAGCTTATAGATCCAACAGGGGCTTATTATAATTTTTTAACAAAAAGTTATGATCCTGGTGAATCTACACAAAGTGTTTTTAAAGGAACTGTAAGTACTGGTAGTATTAACATTCCTATAAATTTTATTGATATGAAAGCCTCAACCGGGTGGAATACTAGAGAATACAGATTATATATATATCCTGATGTTCACAAGGGTGTTGAAATAAGTTCTGATGTTGGAGATAAAAATGTTTTTTATAGAACAATAACACAATTAGAAAACAGAGTTGTTACTGTAGAAATGAAAAATTCATCTGATAGTTTTACGACAGTTACATCTAAAACGTCTACTGGAAACAACGCTTCAAATGTTGTTAAGACACTTAAATTAGACCAAAATATAACTAACACCGCTACCGATGCTGATGGATTTGGACTTAGGTTAATAAGACAACCTTTAGAAACTGATTTTATATTTTTAGCATCAAGTACTGTTGACGGCGCAGTAACTAGTAGTAACAATGTTGTAATTGACGACTTAACAGACATTGGCGTGGGAATGATTATTAGTGGTATTATTGGAAGCGGAAGTTATACTGGGAATCCTACTATTACAGCTATAGATGTAGATAAAAAAGAATTAACACTGTCATCCGCGTTAACAGTTGTAGATGGAGCTACTTTAAATTTTAGAGCTATTGGATTAGATGCTATAAGAAACGCAAGTGGTGTTGGTTTTACGTTTCAAGGACTGTCGGTAACAGCCGATGAAATTAGTAAGACCGTGAGAACAACAGCATCAGGTACAACTGTAAATCTAAATGGAACATACGGTATATCGGGTGGTGGTCACGTGACTATTTCTGGTGTAAACATTGTTAATACCTCGGCTAATACAATTCAGTCAGTTAGTGCAAGTAGCTCCGCTGGAAGCATGGTGATGGAGGTTGCTCAAGTCATTAAGGCTGGTAGTAAAATATATTTTAATGGGTGTACAGATACTATTAGATTAAAAGGTAATCTTATAATAGACCGGTACCCAACAAAAGATCAAACTATTTACCTTGTAATAGGTAATAAAACAGGTTCTAGTGATGTTGAGGGATTTATAACAGCGGGGACGGCTTCTTAAAAAATAAATTATGGCAACAAAAATAACATTAAAAAACACAATTACAAACACTTCTTTACAAATAGGAGATACAGCTTATTATGTACCTAGTGTCACAACTCAAAGTTCTAATAATAGTTCTATAAAAAGTTCTAGTAGTAATCCTCAGCCTATTGGTAAGATAACAAAAATAAACGATGGATCTATACATGTAGATACTACCGCTCCTTATGATTTTCAAGTTGGAGATTTTTTAATGTTTTCTAAAGACAAGAGAGTAAACAACACTAGTTTGCTAGGTTATTATGCCGATGTAACACTAAGTAACAACTCAACAGATAAAGCAGAGCTGTTCTCATTAGGGTCTGAAGTGACACAAAGTAGTAAATAATGAATAAAAAGTGTAATTATAAATACATAAATAAAATAATATGAATATAGTAGGTTACAGATCACCGTTTAAAAAGAAAGCTTCGCCAATGAAGCTTGAGCCTCTTACTATGATGGCTATAGCTGCTGCGCCAGGACTTATAAGTGCGGCTGGAAGTTTATTCGGTATGTCAAAAAGAAAAAAAGAACAAAGAGCTGCCCAAGAAGAGATGAGGAGAGCTAGAGCTGCTTTTGAAAATATAGAATATGTTAATCCATATGCTAACTTAGAAAATCCTTACGAGAATATGGAAAACGTATATGAAGATATGACTGTAAATACACAAGCTGCAGATTATTTAAGAGAACAACAACAGCAGTCACAAGCTAATATAATGCAGGGTTTAAAAAGTGTAGCTGGTTCTTCTGGTATTGCTGGTTTAGCACAATCACTTTCTAAAATAGCCGCGGGACAAGCACAACAAGCGTCTGCACAAATAGCGCAACAAGAACAAGCGAACAAAAAGTTAGCAGCTGCAGAAACATCTAGATTACAAAAATTAGAAAGACAAGGTCAGTTTGGTGTTGATAAAATGCAAGCATACGGAGAAGCTATGCGTAGACAACAAGAAAATGCTAGAACACAAGCTTTGTATGGTTTAAGTATAGACAGAACAACTGCTGCAGACGCTGCTAGACAAGCAGCTAGATCGGCTGGAATTGCTGGTTTAGGTCAGGCTGCGGCTGGTGTAGCTGGGTTATATGCTCCAGGTGGCTCGTTGTATGGTACAAATCCTTTCGGTGGTGGAAGTGGTGCTAGTATTCCTCAGGCCGTTATGTCTGTACCAACTGGTACTAGTGCTTCTGGTGCGCCTTTAACAGTGCCTGTTGTAACTCCTACTGGACAACAAGTTACTGGAGTAACTGGATCTACTGGATCAACTTATACCGGTGGATTTGGAAATAATAATCAAAATCTTATACCAACAGGATATGATGCTTATGGTAACCCTATATTTGGTTAAAAATTAAATTATGGCAGAAGAAACAACAAAAAAAGATAATATAGACGTAAACGATCCTTTTAGCAATAAAGGTATGTTTGCTATAGACAAAGGTCTAGGTGCTGTTATGGGTGCAAATCAACCTAAAACAGTAGACACTACTGATATAGACAAAGCTATATCTGGCATAGAAAAACCTGCTAGTGGAAGTGTATACGATAAGTTAGCCGCTAGGTATAGATCACAAGGAGCAGGAGCGGTATTACGTACGCAAAAAAATCTATCTAATTTATTTTTACCTACTATAAATTTAATACAAGAAAGAGAAGCAGATGCTTTAGCTAGATATACATTGTTAAAACAAGGTTTAGAAGACTTTGATGACTCTACTATATTCGGTCAAGCAGATGGTAGTGAAATGCCTATAGTTGACGAGATCAAAAGTTTAGCTAACATGACAAAAGAAGACATGCGTGAACTTTCTCGTTTAAATCCAGCAGACGAAAGATATGATGTTTTAGCTAAAAAAATACAAAAGAACAATGAGGCCATAGCTAAGTTTGACGACATAAATCAAAAGTTACTAGAGATTAGAAACTCTCAAGACGGTAGTGATGACGCTTCTCAATGGAGTAAAGGTATGACGCAGACTGAAAGAGATATGTGGATGGATATATATACAGGCAAAGGTAATAATATAAAAATACAAGACGGTAAATTAGTTTGGACAAACACAAAAACTACTACTAGTTATGATTTTGGGGGTGATTATGGTTATTTATCAGCTAAATCGCAAGCTTTGTCTGGATCAGGTTTGGAACGCATACATGAACGAACAACAAAAAAAGATGGGTCACAAAGGACACAAAAAGAAATGATGGACAGTGGGTTTCAAGGAGATTATCATGAGATACAAAGAGATTTAAAAGCATTATATCCAAACCACGACTTTGGTACAACAGGAGACAATGGAGATGGAATAGATGGTATGTGGGGTGACAAAACTCAAGCTGCTTATGAAATGTATTTGAGAGATAAAGATAAGTTAGAGACCGAATGGTTGGATAAAAATTTAACAGACGAGAGAATTAAAGAACTTAATATCGAGAATGATTATAACATACAGAGAAAAACTACTGGTGGTGGAGAAACAAGAGTTATAGATTTAAACAATATTAGTGGTGGACCTACAATGATAGAAAACGCTGCTACTATTACAGAAAGAAAAATACAAGGAGGAGTACAAGATCTTATAAATTCAGGTGTAGATATTAATGATCCTAACTACCAAAGAACTGTTAAATCTATGATATACCAACTTAATCAAACTGGACCAGCAGGTATAAAGTCTTTAATATTTGATGGGTTAAACACAGATGATGATGATATATTTACTAGTGAAAATACTAATAGCTTTATTGAAGGTGTAATAGCTAATAATGCAGAAGAGCTTGGTATTAAAGATCCTAAAAACATAACAGAACAAGAGTTAGAGTCAGCTATTGAAAAATTAAAAGAAGGTGATGTAACAATACAATATGAAAACGAAAAGGGTCAAAAAGAAAGTTTACAAAAACAATATTTACGTTGGTACAAAAGTCAAATAGATGCAAAGGTTGAAGCTGGTGTAAAATCTAAATACTCTAGTACAACTGGAGAGTTAACAGACGGCGGCAGCGGTGGCGGCAGCGGTGGTGGCGGTGGTACTGACACAGAAATTCCTGATCCAGAAGAAATTGTTATCGATCCTAGATCTGGAAGATCAGAGGCATTGACAACTAACGAAAGAGACAAAATGTGGAAGAATTTTTACGATTTATCAGAAGGTGATGCAGCGGAACAATTAGAGAAAATATTTCCAGAGTTCGTGTTCAAACATAGAAAACCAATGTTTGATAGGTTAGAAATATTCGATGGAGATGGTAACAGAATAGGAACTTATGATTTTGATTTCAGTGACGTAAGCGACGCTAAAGCAGAAGCACAAAAGTTTTTAGATGATTTAGATAGAATGGGTTATAATACTTTCGACAATAAAAAAGGAGAAAACACCGAAACACAAGAAAATACTGAAACCACAACAAAGAAACAAGCATCAACAGACACTGATACAACAACAAGAAATCAAACAACAAGCACTCAAACAACTGACACGTCTACTAGCGCAAGTACTTTTAGAGATACAATGAGTTCTTCTGATCAAAGTAGAGTTAATAAATTTAAAATAGTAGGTACATCTGGTGCTGGTAAGGCTAATATATTTAAAAACAACAAACCTATAAAGGCAAAGGTGAAAGTACAGGGCGGGTTTATGAATGTTAACATAACTGGAGTTAGAGCAGAAGGAGATAATTTAATTGTTGGTACTTCAGTGGGAGACCAAGATTTAGGTAGATTTGAAAAACGTGGTAATAAGTATGTTTTTGTTCCTGGTAATGCCTACAAATACTTAGAAGGAGAAGATAAAAAAGATTTTGACGCGTTTAGAACAGCTATAGAAACAGATAATGCCTTTGCAGAAGAAGTAAGAGCTTCTGTTACAGGTACAAGTATTTTTAACACATCAAGCTATTAAACTTTAATAAATGACAGGTACTGAAAACGTAAAATTTGAATATAAAGGTAATACTTACACGTTTGATTATTTAGCTAAAGAAGCTAATAAACATAACGTTAAAGTCGATGATTATATAAAAATTTTAGTAGGAAGAGGCATGAAAATAACAAGGGTTCAAGAAGAAGCGCCAAAAGACGGTGGTTTTTTTGAAGATCTTTATGTTGCCTTACAACAAGGTCTTGATGCTGGGGCTTCTGTAGACGAAGCTTTTGACGTTTATAAACAAGGTGCTAATATATCAGATGAAGATTTACAAGCTTATATTGATGTTGTTGCTAATATGGACACATCGGCAGTTACTAATGAACAGTATTTATTTCAAAAAGCAGTTGAAGAAAACGGTGGTGGTTTTTTCGGAGGTATGAAAGCCTTGTATGAAAACCCTGGTTATTTACCGCAACTTATAGTTACTTCTGGAGCTACTATGTTTAGCTCTTTGATTGATTCTGAAGAAGTAGCTGGATTTACAGCACTTGGAGCAGGAGCTGGAGCGGGAGCTGGAGCTGCTGTTGGATCTACTGGTTTTGCTGCTGGTCCTCTTGGTGTATTTACCACTGCTGGTGGTGCTTTAACAGGAACTGCAATGGGTGCTTTTGCAGGTTTAACTGGTGCTATGGAAACTGGTTTGACTTTAACAGATCTTTTAAGAGATGAGCTTGGAGACAAAGAATTTAACAAAGAAAATATTAGGGCTATATTAGAAAATCCTGAAGCTGTTGAAAGATTAAAAAATAGATCGTTAGCTAGAGGTATGACTATTGGTATGATAGAAGGTTTAACTGTAGGTCTGTCGAGAGGAGCTGCTAGTGGAGTTGTTAGAGGTGTAAAAAGAGCAGGTACTACAGCAGATGCTGTTAAAACTGCTTTAAAAACAAGTGGTAAAACCGCTGCTGTAGAAATGACAGGTGGTGGTACAGGAGAACTTTTAGGGCAAATAGCAGCTGGTCAAGAAATAAAAGGTGAAGAAATATTTTTAGAAGCTATTGCAGAAGGTAAAGGTATAGTTAATGTAGCTGATATTATAGGAAGTGCTTCTAAACCAACCATGTATAAGGTAAACGGTGAGGTTGCTTCTAAAGAACAAATTGAAAGTGTTTTAAACGATAAAAACTTAACGCCTGAAGAACTTCTTAATATAAATATAGAGATTGAAAACGATGCTAGTTTACAAGAAAAATTAATAAGTTCTAGAGCAAGAGCTAATATTAAAAAAGATATTGACAAAAGTATTAACAACGAATCTGATATAAATGAGTTAATAGATTTAGAAATAGAAAGAAGAAGTTTAGAGAGCAATAAAAAAAATAAAAAAGGTGTTTTTAGACCTTTAAATTTAGATAACAATATAGAAACTAATCAAAATAAAATTGATGAAATATTATCTAAGTACGAGGGTGTTACAACTGAACAAGTCACAGACGTAACAGAAAAAGCTATTGTATCAGAACGTTTAAAAGCAGATGTTAATTTTGCAGAAAAATACGCTGGTCTTTTTGATTTAAAGTTTAATCAAATTAATGATGAAGCTGCTTTAGAAAAATACTTAAAAGACAACAATATTAAGGGAAAAATAGCTGAAGATTTTAGAAAAAGTAGTGGTTTTGTAAACGAAAGTACAGGTGAGTTGGTAATTAACATGCCAAAAGCTGCTGAAGTAAAAAACGTTAATATAGGTAACCATGAGTTACTGCACGGTGTATTAAGAAAAGCTGTTAGAGAAGGTAAAATAAATAAAACGTTAATACAAGATTTAGAGACAAAAATAGGTTCTAAAAACTGGAGTAAAGTTGAACAAAAAATAAAAGATGGTGGTTATAGCGAAAGCTATATGAAAGATAATCCTGATGAATATATAACTTTATTATCTGAGGCTATATTAGAAGGAGATGTAATATTAGATCGTAGTGTGCTTCAAAAATTAGCTGATTTATTTACTCCAATATTAAGAGCGCTTGGATTTAAACAAATAAACTTTGAAAATGCAGACGCTACTTTAGATTTTTTAAGAGAGTATCATAAAAACATTAAAGCTGGTAAACTTAGCGAGGCCATAATAAAAGCAACCGCTTCAAAAAGAACCGGAGAAACAGGTGTTAAAAAGTCTATGTCGCCAGAAGAGATAAAGCAAGTTGAAGAAAGAATTACAGAAATAGGCTTAACATATAATTTTAAAGGTGGTAAAAAACTTTGGGATGAAGGTGGTTCTAAAGCTGCTATTGATGAAATAGTAAAAGATGGTTTGTTAGACAATTTAATAAAATCTAAATACAAAGTTGAAAACGTGCCTGTTAATTTTGTTAAAGATGTATTAGCTCAATTAAGTCCTGATATAAAACGTTTTAATCCAGAAATTAACAATGATTTAGGTGGGTACTTGGGTCCTAGAATAACTTTTAGAGCTAGTGATGTTTACAAAAAAATATATGAGAAGAAAGGTCCAAAAACAACAGTTGACATCGGAAAAACAACAAAAGAAGGTGAAGTAAAAGTACAGGTTGAAGCAGATCCAGATGTGTATATGGAAGCCCTTGAAACAGAAGATATGTCACCTCAAGCTGTAGCTAAAAGAGAGGCACAAGAGAATAAAAGAAAAGAAAAAGTATATTCTAAACTAAGACAAAAGTTAGGTATAGAAACTGGTAGTGAATTATATAATAGAGTATTAGACGCGTCGAAAAAAGCTTTAATAAGAGCTTACGAAGCAGGTAAACCTGTTAGACAGATCCAGAGAGACTTAAAAGACGCTGCTAATATCTATATATTTAAAGAGATTAAAAACATGTTAGGTGTAGGTAAGAATTACATACCTACAATAAAAAATCTTAGAGAGTCTATTGTAGAGTCTATGTTTGTAGCAGACTTAGTACAAATGGAAAGAAACGTACCAGACAGTGAAAAAGTATTTACTAGGTTTGTAAAAAACTTAACTTCAAAACAAGAGGTACAAGATGCTGTAGATCAAAACAAACTTCCACCATCTGCTTTAAACACTATAGATAAAGGGCAGTCTGTTGCTTTGTATGAAAAAGTAATGCCTACAGAAAACGAGTTTATAGGGTTTTTTGATCAACCACTTGTGACGGCTAAGGGCGTAAGATCTGGTTTAAAAGGTACTAGAAAAGATCAGTTAGCTAAATATCTAGCTAATTCACTATCGTTAGACGCTATGTTACAAGTAGCACAAGACCCAGAAGTAGCACAAAAAAGACAAGACTTTGCAGAGTTAAGAGGTGAGTCTATAGCTGAAAACGATTTACAAGTGTTAGCTGCTACAATTGGTAGAGATGTTAACGTTAAGTTTTCTAAAAGCACTGCTGTTGCAGATATTGATGCTGCTATAGACAACAGTGAAAACACTGATGTTTACTTACAAATTAAGTTTTCTAAAAGCCATAGAGATCAATACGAAAAAAGATTAGAAAAGAAAAGACCTGATCTTACAGAAGATCAAAGAAAAAACGCTGTACAGTCTGTATTTGATTTTGTAGATGGTAAAGATATACCAAATAACAAAAAAGCTAAGTACGAAAAAATGGCTATGCACTACATGGCTAATGGTTATTTAATATTACCTGAAGACGGTTATAAAGTTATAGAAGCCGAAAGAGTAGCAGGTATAAAGAAAATAGATCCGTTTTCTTACAAAAATCCTAATGTTTTAATAGAGGAAAACGTAGTTAAAAAGAAAGTTAAAAGAACTAATCCAGACGATGTTAAAACTTTTACTAACAAAACAGAGTATAGTGATGGTGTTGTAGTTTATGACGTAGAAAACTCTAAACAAGGACAGTTAGACGTTAGAAAAGTAATCGATACACATTTTGGTGAAAAAGCAAACCCTTGGTGTTTATGCGCTAGAGATCAAAGAACTGATCAGCAGTACAAAAAGTTTGATAACAAACAAGAAGCTGAACGTTATGCTGACGAGATGAAAGCTAGAGGTTATGAAATAGAAATAGGATTTCTTGAGAAACAAAACGAGTACGAAGTGTTCGCTGATTTAATAGGTGACAAAAGTAAAGAGTTAGACGCTGCTTTTGGTATGTGGAAAAACTATAACCAAAACAACAATGGATTTAAAATAGCCTTTCATAATGGTAACTTAGTTTCTTTTAGAGATGGTAACAATATGCAGTGGTGGGACAGAATGGATAAACCTTCAGAAGCTGTTATTGTAAAAGGTAAAAAAGTTGGTGATGGTTTTAGAGAAGTCATACAAGTAGATAAAAACAAAAGTACTGTAATATATACAGAAAAACAAGTTGGTGATTCAAAAACAGGTACTTATACTAAGAAGAATCTTGATGGTGACATAGTAGAGATAACAAGTACAAAAAACGGTTATAAAGATGGTAAACAGTTTGAAGTAATAGATAAAGTATATTACAACGCCGAATTTACCACTATATATGAAAATGGAGACGCGATACGTAAGGAAGAAGTAAGAACGCCATATAAAGAATTTAAGGGAAAGGCAAAGACTGAGGAAATAGGAGTAGGTAATGATCAACTTCGTTTAGAAAATATTACTAAATATAAAAGAGTAATTATTAAACAAAATCCAGGTGAGTCTTATGTAGAACTAGAAGGTACGGTTAGTCAAAGTATGTTTGAACAATCTAAAAATCCTGACTCTATTACAGATCCATTTGTAAAGAAAAACTTTAAGTATTTAGTACAGTCTAACGAAAGATATTTTCCTTTACAGGGTAAAAAAGTAAGTGTTGTTAAAAAATCTAAACCTACAAGTTTTGTACCTGATGGTGAAGTAACTATAGACGGCGAATTACAAACAGAAAAAGTTAAGTTTTCTAGAAGTAAAGTTAATGATGTTAAATTTAGTTTAACTAAACTTGAACAAGATAGAAAAACTTTGCCCGCTATATTAAAGAAACAACTTGAAGTTAAACAAAGAATTTTAGACAATCAAACAGAAGAAGATGTATATTTATTAGATAGATTATATGACTTAGAGTTTGCTATAGAAAATGAAATTTCTTACGAAGAAGCTTTTGCAGTGTTTCAAGCTACTTTGCCTCAAGATGTTAGTAGTTTATTAGTTGACTTTAAAGATATTGATAGTTTTGAAAACTATATTAAAAATGTTTCAGTTCCAGCAATAAGAACTTTAGGATTTAAAGCTGCAAAAACTTATTTTAAAAAGAAATTTGACTCTTTAAAAGAAACTAAAGACAAGGTAGATTTAATAGCTAATTTCTTAAAAAATATAGGTATATCTGTTAGAGCAGGAAAAGGACTAGAAGTTAGTTTTATTAATCAAGAACTTCTTGACGGTCCTATTACAGAGATTTTTGGAGAAAACTTTGATGTAAGTAAACATTTTAAAACAACTGATATAAACGAAGGTGGTAAAAAAGGTAAAACAATATCTTATAGCTACGATGGTGAAAGTTTTGAAAAAGTTCCTTTATATAAAGATATAGATGCTATAAAAAACTCTAGGGGTAAATCTGATATTGTAGCAGATGTAAACGCAGAGGCTTTACAAGCTAGAGAATTTGTTAATGAAATAATAGACAGTGATTTAAGTATATCAGAAAAACTAGCTATAATTGATTTGTTATCACTAAACCAAAGAGGTGCTATTAGAAAAATGTATATGTTTGGTGAAACTGTTACTGAACAAGTAAAAACGCCTAGTATAGGTTTGGTTTTAGAACATGAAATAACTGTTAAAAACATGACTAAATACTTAAGACAAAGAGTCAAAGGTATTTTAAGTGAATCACAGTTAAAAGAAATTGTAGACCAAGCTAAAGTTCATGTTTGGCCAAAACAAATAGATACTATTTTAAACGAACAAAAGTTACGTCAAGAAGGTGGTAGATCAAGGTATCAAAATGTTAAAGTAAAAAATTACTTAAAACGTTTATTTGATAAAGGGCAAATAACTAACATGCCTAATAAATTACAAGAAGTTAATAATTTAAAAGAAGCTGTTAAATTTTCTAGATCTACTAAAAATCCTACAAAAGGTATTACTATATTAGACTTTGATGATACATTGGCTACTAGTGCTTCTTTAATTAGGTTTACTAGACCTGATGGAACTAAAGGAACATTAACACCTGAACAGTATGCTAGTACTTATGAAAGCTTATTAGATTTAGATTATAAGTTTGACTTCTCTGAATTTAGTAAAGTAGTTGATGGCAAGCCAGCGCCGTTGTTAAACAAAGCTAAAAAACTAGCAAGTAAGTTTGGTACTAAGAATATGTTTATATTAACTGCTAGACCAGCTGATTCAGCACCTGCAATACAAAAGTTTTTAAAAGAAAATGGTTTAAATATACCATTAGAAAATATTACTGGACTTGGTAACTCAACAGCTGAGGCTAAAGCTATGTGGGTTTTAGGTAAAGTATCTGAAGGTTATAATGATTTTTACTTTGCAGATGATGCGATACAAAATGTTAAAGAAGTAAGAAATGTATTAGAGCAAGTAGATGTTAAATCAAAAGTGCAACAAGCTAGAGTTAAGTTTAGTAAATCATTAGACAAGAACTTTAACGATATAATACAGGATGTAAAAGGTATAGACTCTGACAAACGTTTTTCCGTGGCAAAAGGTAGAGCAAGAGGTAAGGGTAAAGGTAGATTTAGATTTTTTATACCACCATCACACGAAGACTTTATTGGTTTATTATATAACTTTATAGGTTTTGGTGAAAAAGGTAATAAACATAGAGACTTTTTTGAAAAATCATTAATCAAGCCATTAAATAGAGGATTTAGAGAACTAAACGTAGCTAAACAAGCTATAGCTAATGATTACAGAGCTTTAGTTAAAGGTATGCCAAAAGTTAGCAAGGCTTTAAGTGAAAAAATACTTAAAGGTGATTACACTGTAGAAGACGCGATAAGAGTTTATTTATTTGATAAAGCTGGTTATGATATACCTGGTTTAACTAAAACTGATTTAAAAAGCTTAGTTGAATTTATTAAAGCAAATCCTATGTTACATAGCTTTGCTGATGCTGTTGGAAAAATATCTAGGATTAAAGAAGGTTATATATCACCAGGTGATAGTTGGCAAGCTAGTAATATTAGATATGATTTAGTTGATGCTACAGGTAGGGTTGGTAGAGCTAAGTTTTTTACAGAGTTTCAAGAAAATGCAGATATAATATTTTCTGATGAAAATATAAATAAAATTAGAGCTGCTTTTGGAGATAATTTTGTAGAAGCTTTACAAGACATGCTTTATAGAATTAAAACTGGTAGTAATAGACCTACTGGTAATAACCGTATAGTTAATAGATTTTTAGACTGGATAAATGGTTCTGTTGGTGCAACCATGTTCTTTAACGCTAGATCTGCCGTGTTACAGACATTGTCTACAGTTAACTTTATAAACTTTGGTGATAACAATATATTTAAAGCTGCAGCAGCGTTTGCTAATCAAAAACAATACTGGTCTGATTTTGCTGCTTTGTTTAACTCTGACTTTTTAAAGCAAAGACGTAGTGGTGCTGCTTTTGATGTGAATGCAAATGAAATAGCTAGAGAAGTTGCAGGCTCTAAAAATCCTGTGTTAGCAGCAATAAAATATTTACTAAATATAGGTTTTTTACCTACTCAATTAGCCGATAGTTTTGCTATTGCTAGTGGTGGTGCTACGTTTTATAGAAACAGAATTAAAACATATTTAAAACAAGGTTTACCACAGAAAGAAGCTGAAGCAAAAGCGTTTATTGATTTTCAAGAAATAGCCGAAGCTACGCAGCAGTCTGCTAGACCTGATATGGTATCACAACAACAAACTTCTACGCTTGGTAGAATTATACTTGCATTTCAAAACGTTACAGCACAATATGCTAGATTAATTAAAAAAGCTGGTTTAGATTTAGTAAAAAGAAGAAGAAGTAGAGGTTACCAAACACAAATACAAAGTGACATGTCTAATATATCAAGAATAATATATTATGGCGCGATACAAGCTGTTATATTTAACGCCTTACAAAATGCTTTATTTGCTATGATGTTTGATGAAGACGAAGAAGACGAAGAGAAAACTAAAAAGTTTTTTGCTACTAAAAAACAAAGAGTAATAAATGGTACTATTGACAGTTTGTTAAAAGGTTTAGGTGTTGGAGGAGCTATTGTTGCTACGATAAAAAACTATGTTATTAAGCTTAGTGAAAATTTAGAAGACGATAGCTTTTTTAAAGAACCACCTTCAATAGAGTTACTACAGGTATCACCACCTATAGGTATTAAAATAAGAAAAATAAGAAGAGCTGAGAAAAACTTAGAGTGGAATAAAGATGTAATAACAGAATTACCTTTAGACAATCTTGATAATCCTATATATGAAACAAGCGCTAACTACATAGAAGGTTTTACAAATATACCTGTTGCTAGGTTACTTAGAAAAATACAAAACATAAGCGCTGCTCTTGATAGTCAAAACAAATGGTGGCAAAGAGTTGCTATAGGTTTAGGTTGGAGTAAGTGGGATGTTGGTATACAAGACAACGAAATAAAAGAGGCTAAAAAAGCTATAAGAGAAAACAACAAGCGTATAGAAAAAGAAACTAAGTTAAAAGAAGTTACACCAGAAGAAAAAACAAAAATAGTAAAAAAGTCTGTGTTTGATTTAAAAAAGGCAGAACAAGTAAAAATACTTGAGGCTAATAACTTAGATCCTAAAAAATATCCAAAAGAAGAAGATAGGGTAGAAGCTATTATGAAATTACGTGAGAAAAACGAAAGAAAAATAGATTCTACAATTACTGCTGTCGAAAATTATATACCTACAAAAGAAGAGCAAAGATCTATAGATTTATTTAAAATGAAGAAAAAAGATCAAGTAAATATGTTGATTGATTTAGGTTTATCTTCAAAACAAATAAAAAAATTAAAATACGAAGAAGACAGAGTAAATAAAATTATAGAGCTACAAGATAAAAAGAAAAGTAAAAAACGTTAAAAACAAGTGATTGTATAAATATATATAGACTTAACTAAAAAAATGGCAAAAGAACTAAACGAAGACACTAGTTTCCAGATAAGTATTAAAACATTAGGTGGTATAGCTGCTTTAATAGCAACTTTAGTAGGCATGTGGTTTACATTACAAGCTGATATTGCTGAAGCTAAAGAGTTACCAGCGCCACCAGATCCTGAAGTTACACGTATGGAATTTGACATGAAAGATCAAATGATACGACAAACTATTATGACTACACAAGAAGACGTGAAGGAAATAAAAAAGTCTATAGAGAAAATAGAAGAAAAACTATATCAATGAAAAAAATTATATTAATAATATTAATGTTTTTATTTGTAGGTG